TCCAGCTATGCTACGGGTCAATACTATTTTGGTACTTCAGCTCCATCAGGGGGTACATGGGCTAATAAGGCATCAGTTACTGATACTATTACTCATGATGGTGGAACTAATCAAACTTATAATTTATATCGTAAAACAGACGATGGTATAAGTCATACTAATATACCAACTGTTAAGTTAGACGGTTCACTTATAAAGCAGATGTCTACTGCTGAAATTCAATCCTTAACTCAAAGATTAAGAAATAGAATTGTAGCTACAGGTGTGGGTACTTATAAATTACAAGCTAGTGCCCCGGGAACAGGTACTTGGGTTCAAGTAAGTGATAGTTTAATAGATCAAGTAGCTGATAATACTTCTGAACAATATTCAAATCAGTTTACAGGCAACTTTAGTAGACAGTTTACGAGGCAATTTACAGCACAATATACAAGACAATTTGCAAGATCATTTACTGCAGATTATACTAGATCATTTAATAGACAGTTTACTGCTCAGTATACAGGACAATATTTAAGAATATATTCAGCCCAGTATGGGAGACAATTTACTAGACAGTATACAACTCAATACACTGGCCAGTTTACAAGAATCTATTCAGCTCAATATGGTAGATCATTTAACAGGCAATTTACCGGTGACTATGCAAGACAGTTTACTCGTATTTTTACAGCACAATACACAAGAGCATTTGCTAGAACATTTACTGGAGATTATGCTAGACAATTTACTAGAATCTTCTCAGCAGGATACGGTAGACAATTTACTAGACAGTTTACAGGACAATATGCAAGGCAGTTTACAAGAATATATTCAGCCCAATATGGAAGACAATTTACTAGACAGTATACAACAAACTATGCAAGATCAACTCCAGGTCCTCAATATACAAGAGGTCAGTTTGCTCGACTTGTAGTTGGAGATCAATATACTTCTAACTACGCTAGAATAACCCCAGGACCACAATATACTAGAGGGCAGTTTGCCAGACTAATTACTGGAGATCAGTACACTTCTAACTACGCTAGAATTACTCCAGGACCGCAGTACACAAGAGGACAGTTTGCTAGATTAGTAACCGGTCCTAATTACACTTCTCAGTATAGTAGAACTACTCCCGGACCTCAATACACGAGAGGTCAATTTGCAAGATTAGTAACAGGTCCAAACTACTCAGTAGGTTATTCAAGAGCAACTCCAGGACCAGCTTACTCAGATGGTAACTATGCTAGAATTACACCTGGTCCTAACTACACTGTTAACTATGCAAGAGCAACTCCTGGTCCTAATTATTCTGATGGACAATATACAAGAGCTAGACCTGGGCCACAGTATACAGTCAACTATGCTAGAATAACTCCAGGACCGCAGTACACAAGAGGACAGTTTGCTAGATTAGTAACCGGTCCAAATTATACAGCTAACTACGCTAGAATTACACCAGGTCCACAATACACTAGAGGCCAGTTTGCAAGGCTTGTTACAGGACCTAATTATACAGTTAACTATGCAAGGATTACACCTGGACCTCAATACAGTGGTCCTCTATATACTAGAAGCAGACCAGGCCCTAACTACACTGTTAACTATGCTAGAATTACACCTGGACCAAATTACTCTGATGGGCAATATACTAGGGCTAGACCAGGACCTGCTTATACAGTTAACTATGCTAGAATAACACCAGGCCCTAATTACAGTGATGGACAATATACTCGATCAAGACCTGGACCTAACTATACCGTTAACTATGCTAGAACAACACCAGGTCCTAACTATTCAGATGGTCAGTATACAAGATCTAGACCAGGTCCTAACTACACTGTTAACTATGCTAGGATAACTCCAGGACCTAATTATTCAGATGGTCAGTATACAAGAGCTAGACCTGGACCAGCTTATGCTGTAAACTACGGCAGAATCTATTATGGAAATTATAGTAGATCATTTGCTAGAATTTATTCAGCTGGTTATACTGTTAACTACGGTAGAATTTATTATGGAAACTATGGTAGATCAGTTCCAGGACCAAATTATGCTGTAGGCTATACTGTTAACTATGGTAGAATTTATTACGGTTCTTATAATAGAGCAAGACCAGGACCTAACTATTCAGTTGGTTACACAGTTAACTATGGTAGAATTTATTACGGTAACTATGGTAGATCAAGACCAGGACCTGCTTATGGTGTATCTTATAGTAGATCTTTTGGAAGAGTTTACTACGGTCAATACACCGGGTCTAATTTTTCACGTCTAGCATTTGATTTTGGCTATAATGCAGATTCTTTAAATACTAGTGGATATGCTACTGCATATGGAGCACCTCCTGAAAATTATTTTGGTCCTCCAACATTCTTCCCACCTCCAGATCAAGACCAGGCTGGCTCGCAGTATTATAGAGGTACTCTTTACATGCGTAGCGCAAATTCTTACGCTAGTGGATTTTCTGCATTCCCTCCAATAGGGGGTGAATATAAAGGTTTTTCTAGATTACCAAACTACTTCAGACAAACTTCAGGTTTATATGCTGGTACATTTGCGAGATCAAGGCCAGGACCAAATTATGCTGTAAACTATACTGTTAACTATGGTAGAATTTATTACGGTTCTTATAATAGAGCAAGACCAGGACCTGCTTACGGTGTACAATATTATAGAGCGTTTGGTAGAATATACTATGGTAACTATGGTAGATCAAGACCAGGACCGGCTTATGGAGTTCAATACAACAGATCTTTTGGTAGAATATATTACGGATCTTATAACAGAGCAAGACCAGGGCCTGCTTACGGTGTAAGTTACTCAAGAATAGTAGGCGGACCTAACTACGCTGTTAATTATAACAGAGCAAGACCAGGACCAGCTTATGCTGTAAACTATGGTAGAGTTTATTATGGCCAATATGCGAGACAATTTACAAGAATTTTCTCAGCCGGATACGGTAGGGCGTTTGGTAGAGTTTACTATGGTCAATACGCTAGACAGTTTACAAGAATCTTCTCAGCAGGTTATGGTAGAGCGTTCGGAAGAGTTTACTACGGTCAATATGCAAGACAATTCACTAGAATATTTACTGCGGGGTATGGTAGATCATTTACTAGAATATATAATGGGCAATACTCAAGGCAGTTTACAAGAATCTTCTCAGCAGGATACGGAAGATCTTTTGCAAGAAACTATAGTGGGCAATATACAAGACAATTCACTAGAATATTTACTGCGGGGTATGGAAGATCATTTAACAGACAATATACAGCTCAGTACACAGGTCAATACGCAAGAATATATTCAGCACAGTATGGCAGATCTTTTAATAGACAATATACTGCTCAATACACCGGTCAATATACTAGAATATTCTCCGCAGGGTACGGTAGACAGTTTGCTAGATCTTATGCCGGTCAATATGCAAGACAGTTTACTAGAATATTCTCAGCGGGTTATGGTAGAGCGTTTGCTAGAATTTACTCAGGTCAATACTCAAGACAATTTACTAGGATATTCTCAGCTGATTATGCAAGATCATTCAACAGACAGTTCACTGCACAATATACAGGGCAGTATACAAGAATTTATTCAGCTCAATATGGAAGGTCATTTGTAAGGCAATTTACTGCTCAATACACTGGTCAATATGCTAGAATTTATTCTGCTCAATATGGAAGGTCATTTACTAGACAATTTACAGCTCAATATACTGGTCAATATGCTAGGATATATTCTGCGCAATATGGTAGACAATTTACAAGACAATTTACAGCTCAGTATACAGGACAATTTACTAGAATCTATTCTGCAGGATATGCAAGATTAGTAGTTGGACCTCAGTATACGGTAAACTATGCTAGAACAACTCCAGGGCCGAATTACTCAGATGGTAACTATGCTAGATTAGTTACTGGTCCTCAATACACAGTTAACTATGCCAGGTCTACTCCAGGTCCTAATTATTCAGACGGTGATTATGCTAGAATAACACCCGGGCCTAATTATAGTGTAGGGTATGCTAGAACAACTCCAGGCCCTAATTATTCGGATGGTGATTATGCTAGATTAGTTACTGGTCCAAATTATACAGCTAACTATGCAAGAACAACTCCAGGTCCTCAATATACAAGAGGTCAGTTTGCAAGGCTTGTTGTTGGACCGCAGTATACATCACAGTATAGTAGAACTACTCCAGGTCCTCAATATACAAGAGGTCAATTTGCTAGGCTTGTGGTAGGTGATAATTATAGTGTAGGATATGCTAGAACAACACCTGGTCCTTCTTATGATGGAAATTCTTTTGCTAGATTAATAGTAGGGCCACAATATACATCTACTTATTCATCTCAGTTTACAGGTCAATTTGCAGGTGATACTATTCAGGCTACTGGTTCAAATAATTCTACAATAAAACTGTGGCTAAGAGTTGCATAAATAAATAAAAGAACATATAATAATAATAATGTTAAACGTGAGGTTATATAATGGCAAAGCGATTTAAATCCGCTCTCTGGGAAATACCAGAAGAAAAAAAACGTATAAGAGCTCTAGAAATTACCGAAACAGGTAGTAGAGAGCTTATCATAGATCCCGCTGATAAAGAAAACTACGATGCTGTTTTAGCAGAATTTTCTATTGATGAAATTACTGCAAGGTCTGAAGAAGATGTAAAAAAGTTCAGAGAGCAAAAATTAGCTGAAGAACAATTTCATAAAGAGAATGAAGAAAGACAAATGCAGGAATCTCTGTTTATTGAAAAACTATCAGTAATGGAAATTGAAGAAGTTAAAAAAACTACTAATAAAAAATTAAAAAGACGTATTCGTAAAGCTAAAACATTTGCAGAATTATATGTCTATGGTGCAGCAGTAGTGAGTGATTATGACAGAACAGAAACATAAAGAAGGTTTTTTATTAGTTGCTTCTATGCATAACCACTATAAAAATAGTGCGATACAATGTATAGAGAGTTTAGAAGATTTTTATGATGATCCAAAAGTAATGGTTGCATGTCATCCAGAATGGGTAGAAGATTTTGAAAGATTAGATTCAGTTATTAAAGTAGTTAGTGAAGATTTTCCAATAAGTGTAAGATCTAAATTATGGGCTCTTCAACATACACCGTTTGAAAAAACTTGCTATTTAGATGCTGATATGGAAATAGTAGATGAAGAAATAGAAAGAGTTTTTGATTTATTAGATGATAATCATGATTGTGCCTTTACTGTTATTGATCCTAATACAGGTGCAAGTACAGCAATCTATACTAAAGAAGGTAAAGCAGATATAAGAGATAATAAAGTAGAAAAGCATTTAAGATATCATGGTGGATTTTTCTTATGGTGGAATAATGATAAACATCCTAATGCTCAAAAAGCAATGAACTTATGGTGGACTGAGTATTTAAATATAAATGCTAATCCTGATTTTTGGAAAAATCATCCTGAAATTTATTTTAAAAATCGAGCATGGGATCAATTTACTTGGTGGTGGATACATCAAAAATTAATTCCAGATCTTAAAATACAAGAAATAGAAAATAATAATAAGCACGAGATGCTTAGATGGAATTGGAATCATTATATGAGAGAAAATTCTCATGGAGGATTAAAACCTATTATTAAACATCATCCTATTAATAGAGGGTTATTAAACCAAACACCAGGATTACATTTAGAAGATGAATATCAACCTGGTACAGGTCCTGGAGGTAATCCAGTATGAGAATGAAAACTCTTAAATTAAGAAATCCTGATTTATTAGAAAAACTAGATGCTCTTGCATTAAAGGTTGATGAATTATTTGATGATCAAGAACTTATGGATGAAATGATGAAAAGAGAATATAATCAAAAAAATCCAGAAGAAAGAAAAAAAAATAATAAAGAAGAGGCCTATATAGCTGCTCCTCATTGGGATATCTTACCCTGGAGTATGAACGATACATTAAAACCTAATCAGATGAGCCCTATTAGTATTGAATATTTAAATTATCAAAAAAAACTTATGAAAGAAAAGGGACCTCATACTCATGAAACTAAAGGGTTTCCTAATTTAGAACCATTTGTAACTGGTAAAAAGATTTGGGAAATAAATAAAGATTATGATTGGTTTAGAGATATGGTATATGATATATCACATAAATGGTTAGGCGGTTCAGCTATGGCTTTATGTGCTTTCTATCAACCCGGAGGACATATTCCATGGCATCATAATGGAAATGCTCCTGGTCATAATATTTTACTTCATTATAATAAAGAAGGAAGCGGATCATTTTATACATATGATGATGGTGAAATAGTTGAATATAAAGATGAGCCTGGTTGGGTAGCTAGAGCTGGTATTTTTTATGACACTGTTTCAGATCCGAATACTTATAGTGATAAGATTGCAGGTAAGTTCGGTAAACACGAGCAAACCTATACAACTCCTATTCTAGCTGACCAAGAAACAGCATGCTGGCATTGTGCTCATGCCATTACTAGAAGGTTTACTTTATCAACTGTTGTCCCTGACAGAATGATATGGGAAGATCTCTGTGAAGAAATAGAAGAAGCGTAGTACCCTCGATTTAAAATAGCCTAAATATACTTAAAATGAGGTGTAAATGGCTACGCGCGCAAATATTTTAATAGATAAAGGTACTGACTTTTCTTTGGCTGTTACAGTCACACAGGCTAATGGGGCTGTATTTAACCTGACTGGATACAATGCTGCATGTAAATTACGTAAGCATTGGTCCTCAAATACTTCATATACGATTAGTGCATCTGCTACTGATCCAATAAATGGTATCTTAACACTTTCAGCAAATAATTCAACTACAGGTGCTATTCCTCCTGGACGTTATATGTATGATGTTGAAGTCTCTCTAGGTGGAGGCTCAACAGTTAATAGAGTTTTACAAGGTCAAGCAACTGTTACACCGGAGGTTACTTACTAATGGCTAATACAGTAGCAACAATTCAAACTACATCAACACCAATTGTAACTAAAATAATTAAAAACCAAACAGCGACAACTGATATTACAGGTTTAAATATTGATTATACAGTAGTTGCAAACGGTGAAGTCTTGGCTTATAACTCCTCATCAAATACATTTGTGCCTGTATCTGTAGCAGCTGCTAGAGGTGGTATAGATGGTGGTGAGGTAACCTAATGTCCGATGTAATTCAGATTAAACGTTCGCAATCGGTTAACTCGTTTTCGAATATAGTATTTGGTGAGTTAGCTTTTACCACTAATGGTAATGTTTTATATGTTGGTGGTACTACTGCTAACGTTGGAATACCTATCGCAGGGCAAAGGACACCTGGGACATTAACAGCTAATCAGGCAATAGTAGTAAACGCTTCATCATTTGTTGATGATCTTAAAACTGTAGCTCTTACAGTTAATGGAACTGCTACTGTTAATAATATTGTAATTAGTACTGATCTAACATTACCTAATCTATCAATAACTGAAGCGGCATTTCAAGGCTTTAAACACACAGTAACAGTATCAGGTGGTAAGTTTGCTATTGATGGTACTGCACAACAAGTATTTAGACTATTACCAGGCATTAAATATTATTTTGATACTTCAGATTCAACTAATGCAAATCATCCTTTAAAGTTTAGTGAAACTTCAGATGGTACTCACGGTGGAGGTTCTGAGTTTACTACAGGTATTACTCATGTAGGAACATCAGGCTCAGCAGGATCATATTCTATAGTTTCTTTAGAAGCAGATGCACCTACAAGATTATTTTACTATTGTGGAAACCATTCAGGGATGGGATCAACAATAAGAGTACATGAACCTCAGATAATAGCAGCTAATTCAACAGTAACAACCTTAACTGGTATGCTTCATGCTAACGATGTCTCTATATCAAATAACTTAACAGTTAATGGTGATTTTATTTTAAGAGGTTCAAGTATACAGCTTGGTGATGGTGGAGATGTAATATCATTAGGAGCTACTGTTAATACAAGTATTATTCCTTCTGATAATGTAACTTATGATTTAGGTTCATCTACTAATAATTACAGGCATGTATATGCTAATCAGATAACAATTGCTTCAGATCCAGCCGCAGCATCTCAAGTCGCTAATAAGAACTATGTTGATACTCAAATTGCTGGTGTAAGTACTACTGGTAATACTACACAAATAGGAGCACCAACAGATGGAGTCTTTGCAAATGGCTCAGGTTCTGGAAATATAGAAGGTGCAGTAACATCTATAGCTAACACTACATCAGTTGCAGATGCAATTGATTCTATGAATGAAGTAATGTTTAATGTATATCAAAATACTTATGTAAGAGATGTAACAGTAAGTTGTAATTCAGGTAATACTGGTGGAGCACCTTTAACAAGTACGTTAACTATTAGTGTAGTAGGTAATGCTGATAGATATGATATTAATTGGGGTGATGGAAATTATACTAATAATACAACTGATTCAACTCCTTCACATACTTATACTAATAATGCTAGCTCACCATTTGATGTTGTAGTCATTGCTAGAAATACTAATGCATTAGGTGAAGGAAATAATGCAACAACTACAGCTACTGATTTAATTACTTTATATACAGGTGATCCTAATGCTGATTTTGACATATTTAGTGCATCGTCAGGCGGTTCAGAAATTACTGAAGCTAATATTAATCAAGCAATATACTTAGATAATGAAACTACTAATGCTAATGATGTTGTAGCGACCTTCTTTGTTAATTGGGGAGATGGTGATACGTCAGCAATAGCAAATACTTCAGTAGCCGGTGGTACTCAAGGTGGTAGATTATCACATACTTATACTACAGGAACAGGTACTGGAACTAATACTATTACATTTTCAATTAATTCACATTCTACTGCTAACCCAGCAGCAATACCAGATATAGCGACTAAGACATTAAAAATATTTGATACAGGTATTGCAGCTCCAGAAGGGTTATCAGGTAAATCTTTTTCTTTAACATCAAGTTCAGTGGGCAATTCACCAAGACTAGCTTCAGGATTTATTAATAATACATCTGAAGGGTCTTTCTCAGCAGGAGATAATATTACTAGATATACAACATCTGGTGGTATACAAACAACAGGTGAAGCCAACTCACAAGTAGTTTATAATGCAGGAGCAGGAGCTCTATCTGCGATAGTTGATGGTTCAGTAGACGGCACAATCACATTTACATCTGGTGACGATACAGGATCAAATAACGCTCTGACTGTTGTTGATGAGTTAGATTTCTATAACTTTAGTAATACTGGTACTAGTGTATCATCAGGTAATAGAATTTTTGCTCCTGGATTATATTCTGGTTTTAGAGCAAGAGTAAATAAATCTTCTCTATCTACTGGTACTCATACTTATAAACTAAGTCATTCAACTACTGGTAATACTTCAGTATTAGAGTTTGGTAAAGACAATTTAACTGGAACACCAGTATTACATTTCGGTAGTACTTCTGTTACACAGAACTCTGCAGGTACATTAGCATATGTATCTGGGGTTCCTTATTATACTAATGATGCTGTGCTGAATGTTGCAGGTGCTGTAGTAAGTAACGTAGCAGGTCAGTTCTATAAAAATGATTCAACTCCTTTCAATATCTCTAACGGATCAGATGTAGAAGGAGATAGTGGTAATGCTTTTGCTAATCAAACTAAAGGTTATAATATTTTACCTTCTAGTTCATTATCATCAGGATATCCTATAGCTAATACAGGTGTAGGTGCTAATGTAAGCTTAGAAACTTTTCAAGTATCTGTAAATGGTGGTGGAAGAAGAGTAGAAGGTTTTGCCATGAATATGGAAAACGTAAATGGAACAGGAACTACTTTACAATATGCAAATACAAAAGTAGCAGTATATAATGGTAATTCATCTGGTGTAAGAGAAGATGCAATACCAGTATCTGACAGCTTAGGAGCAACTTATGATACGGACGGCAAGAGATTATCTAACTTTAGTTCAACTAATGCTACTCCTACCTTTGCTAATAATGTGGACTATTATGTTAGCAACGCTTGGACTGGCGCAGTTACTGTCGCTGGAACTGACGAAGCGATTCAAAGGTACGGAACATTAGCACATAATACAATAAATTATTCTTCAGGATATCTTCCAGTAGGACCAGACCTAAATACTGGTAGATCCGGAGTTCAATACTTTAGATTTGCGTTTAAAAGAACAAACGTAGCTAACTTTAATGTTACTTTAACTGGTAGTGTTGCTTCATTCCACATAGCAGCACCAGGTACAAATATAGATGATACATCAGACAGTAACGGTTGGATAGATGCTTCTAATACATATGCAGGAGCAGGTACACCAGGAGCTAATACAACTGCTGGTGGAAATGGATCGGACGGATGTGCATTTACTTCTGGTGATAGAATACAAGCAAGTACAAACTATAGTAATGACTCTTTCCAATTAACATTAGGCGATCAAAACGCATCTTCATCTACTAATAATCAAATATTAGTATCAGTAGGATTAAGTAGTGGTCAAAGTTTAACTAAATTAGAGATATCATAATGGCGATTTCAGATACACAAAAGGTTGATCTACTCTGGAAAAAAATAGGATTTAGTAAAACTAAAACTGATACTAATGCAGCTAAAAAAGCTCCTAACGAAGCTATTGTATCTGAGTTAATAATAAAGCCTTCTACTATATGGACTGATGCAGGAAGTATTCCTAGTACTCAACCGGGTGCAAATTCAGGTCCATTAATAATATATACAGAACAAGAAACAACAGAAGATGTTACCTCTTCAGCTAGACGTACATGGAAATCAAATATTACAAATTGGGTACCTTCTTCTTTTGGAGCAACATATCAATTAAAAGTATATGTTGATACCGCAGGATCAGGTAACCCTGCATCTAACGGCACACAATTATTTGAAACTGGTTCAGGAAATAGTGATGAATGGTACTTTGATTATCAATCTGGTGTACTTCATTTTATAGGTTCTAATTTACCTTCAGGAGTAACTTCTGGTAAAAGTATCTTTATTTCAGGAGCTAAATATAATGGTAATACTGGTTTTAGCGGAGCAAGTTTAAGTAACGCTAATTTAGTTAATGCAACTATAACTAGTTTATCAGCACCTCTGGAAGTGAAAGATGGTGGAACCGGAGTTACTAGCTTTACTGCTAATTCAGTATTAGCTGCTGCTAACTCAAGTACAATGGATTTTAAAACTGGATCAAACGGTCAAGTTATGATAGTGACTAATAATGATGTTGATTTTGGTGATTTAGATGGTGGTACATATTAATGACATGGAAATTTTGGGAAAAGAAAATAGTAGATAACGAACTTGGAGAAGTTCAAATAAAAGTTTTAAGCAGATTTTTACTTAATCAAAAAGCTATTATTGATGATTTATCAGAGACTAATCAAAAGTTAACTGCTGAAGTACAAGTACTTCGTGAAATAGTAGACGACTTGAATAGTATAAATAATATAAATGTAAAGAACGCTTTGAAATTGAGAGACGTAAAAAGACGTACTTCTCCATTTAGAGAATCAACCTAGGGGAAAAAATGGCTAGACAAGCATTAATCAAATTAAGAAGAGGTACTGGTTTACCTGCGAATAATGCATTATCAGAAGGAGAATTGGCGATAGATATCGCAGCTAAGAAGCTGTACAGTGCTAATTCAAATGGTAATGCCTTTACTTTATCTGGAGACCAATACAATTTAGCTCAAACAGGTAACGCCTCTCATGGTATTGTTACCTTAACGGTAGATAATACAAACTTATCAAATGATAGTATTCTAATTACTGGTGGTACTGACGTAGTAGTAGCTGGTAATTCATCAGTTATAAATGTTAATTCTACTTCAACTCTTGCTACAGTAACTGGTAGAGGAGCAACAACATCATCAGCTGTAGGGTTTGGTAACACAACAGCTACTGGTTTTGTAAATGCTACAACTACAATTCAATCTGGTGGAGATATTACTGCTGGTGCTGATGTAGATATTACTGGTGAAGTAAACGCTGCTTCAGCCGCTATTGTAGGTGCAGCTACTGTTGGTACTACTTTAGGAGTAACAGGAGTAATTACAGCTGGTAATGATGTAGACATTACTGGAGAGGTAAACGCAGCAAGTGCTGCTATTGTTGGTGCTGCTACAGTCGGTACAACTTTAGGAGTAACTGGTGTTATTACTGCTGGTAATGATGTAGATGTATCAGGTGAAGTAAACGCTGCAACCTTAGCTGTTGTTGGATCTGCAGCATTTGGTGAAAATGTAAGTATTTCTGGTAACTTAACTGTATCAGGTACTACAACTACTATTTCATCAACAGTTGTAAACATTAATGACAACTTAATTAAGCTAGCTGCTAACCAGACAGTTACTGATGCTGATGATGTAGATACAGGTATCTATATGACATTTGATGAATCAGATACTCAAAAGTACTCAGGTATGTTTAGAGATCAGAGTCATTCAAATAAAGCCTTTGTTTTTGTTGAAGGTATTACTGGTGAGCCAGGTACTACTGTTACATATACAGCAGGTAACCTAGCACATATTGAAGCTATTATTGATGGCGGAACATATTAAATAATTTTATAGAGGTATATTATGAGTATTGAAAACCCTCAAGACGGGTATGTTAGATTATATATTGCAAACATTAATACTGAATTGCAACAAAAGACTTTAGAATTAATAAGTCTTAAAGCTCAATTACAATTGGCAAATGAACAAATAATTGAACTTAAAAAACTTGAAAATAAAATTAAAGTAGAAAAAGAAGAGTCTGTAAATACAGAAAAGAAGAAGTAGGTGAACGGAGGATAGTGAAACCCTCACCTCTTATATAAGAGGAATAAGCCCAAATGGCAGCAAAGTTTTTAGTTAAGCGATCGTCCGTATCCGGTCAGGCGCCTAACACATCTCAAATATCAACTGGAGAGTTAGCTCTTAACTTGACTGATGGAATCATGTATGGTTCCAATGGTACTGTTATATTTGAAATTGGTGCTAATGTTACTTCTTTATCTGTAAATGGATATTCTTTTCCTTCACAAGACGGTTCATCAGGTCAATTATTACAAACAAACGGTAGCGGTCAGTTATCATTTGTAGACGCAGGAGCTACTCCTACTCTTAATTCTGTAGTACAAACAGGTGCTACTACTCCAGCAACTATAACTATTGGTGGCTTAAGCATGAATGGTGCTTATACACTACCTGTTACAGATGGTAATGCTGATCAAGTTCTAACCACAGACGGAAGCGGTGCTTTAACATTCCAGGATGTTGCAGCAGGTGCCTTAACTGTAAATAATTTTAGTTTTATATATAAACCATCTTCTAATACTACAATATTTAATGGTGCAGATATAAATAATAATACACTTTCTTATACAGCAGGCGACGAAGATGTATATTTAAATGGTGTTAGACTTCTAGTAGGTGATGACTACGCACAAACAAACAACTCCACTATAACTTTATCTGCTAATGCAGTAAGTGGTGATACAGTTGAAATTTTAAGAACAACAGCTGCCTCAACTACAGGCGGTGATTTAGCAGAAGCAGTTGGAGTAGCATCCTCTAATACTGATATAATAACAATAATGAATATTGATAAAAATTCATTTAGAACTGCTAAATATATTATACAAGCGAACACTTCAGATTCTTTTGCAGCTAGTGAGGCATTGCTGATACATGATGGTACAACTGCATATGTTACAGAATACGGAACTGTATATTCTAATAATGAATTATATACCGTATCTGGTGATATTAATGGTAACAATATAAGATTGAGAGTTACACCAACAGGATCAGGAACAACGTTTAAAGTAAAACGTATTGGAATAAAGGTTTAATATGCCAAAGACTAAAGCATTCGGAATTGCAGAACTTATAAGGCATATGTCTTATAACCCATCAACTGATAAAGTAGAAACTAGCAAAGGTCTTTCTACCTCAGGTCAGCAGAGAAGCCAATCTAAATCAGCTGGTTCAACTAATGCTGAAAATCTATTAACGTTTGCAAAAACGACTTATAGATCAGCTATATTAAGAATACAAGCAACTCAAGGTTCCAATTACCATACTACAACGTTCGTTGTTATCCATGATGGAACTACATCCTATGATACTGAATTTGCCACAGTAAGATCTGGAAGTAGTTTATTTACTGTTACATCTGATATATCAGGTGATAATGTTAGAATAAGAACAACAGCTAGTAATGCATCTACTACTTATAAGTACTCCGTAGAATATGTAGAAGCATAAATAGATATAGTTATATAGGGGATAGGGAACCGAATGGCAAATCAAAATTTTAGAGTAAAAAATGGCTTAGAAGTAGGCGGCGTTGAGGTAACAAGTAGCTCAGGTGTCGTTAACTCATCAGCGCTTCCAAATTCAGGCGCAAGTGCAGGAACTGTAGGTAACACTACGACTATTCCAGTCGTAACAGTTAATGCAAAAGGTCTAGTAACAAACATCCAAAGTGCAAGTGTAAGCGGCGTAGATAATTTTACGTATACAGCTTCTAATACTACATTTGTATTAAGCACAGGCGATGGTTCTACTTATGCTCAAACTTTGCCATCGGCTAATTCAACAGTTTCAGGCTTAATAAAAGTAGGCGATCTTGTATCTGTTAACTCAACAGGTTTTATAAACGTATTAGAATCAAGTATCGATCATGATAATTTAAGCAACTTTGTAGCAAACGAACATATAAACCATAGCTCTGTATCCCTATCAGCAGGTAATGGTTTAACTGGCGGTGGAGATATAACAGCTTCAAGATCATTTGCCGTTGTAGCAGGTAATACTCAAGTAGTATCTAATTCATCAGGTATCTTTATTAATGAAAGTAATATTGATATTCACAATTTATCCGGATACGTAGCTAATGAAAATATAAACCATAGTTCAGTTTCAGTTACAGCTGGTAATGGTCTATCAGGGGGTGGTGATTTAACATCAACAAGATCACTAGCAGTAGTTGGTAATACTGCTTTAGTATCTAATTCTTCTGGAGTACACGTTGCAGCAGGAGATGGCTTAACAGCTAATTCAACTGATTTAAAAGTTACAGCAGGAACAGGTGTTACTGTAAATGCAACGGGTGTTCATATAGGACAAGATGTTAGCACAACAGCTGACGTAACATTTAGTGATGTTATCGTATCAGGTAATCTAACAATTCAAGGAACACAAACTACTGTTGACACAAACAATTTAGTAGTTAACGATGCAGTTATTACAGTTGCATCTGGACAGACAGGTACACCAGCTTTAGATGCAGGTATAGAAGTAGAAAGAGGTGACTCTGCTAATGCATTACTTGTATGGGATGAATCACAAGATAGATGGATTCAAAAACTAGCAGGTGGAACTGAATATGTATTGCATACAAAACAACACGATATTGCTTTAGGAACTGATACGTCAGGTAATTATATCGATGATGTAACAGCAGGCAACGGTATTGCTGTTACTCACACACCAGGAGAAGGATCAGATCCTTCTATAGCTGTTATAGCTAATACAGGCCTATCTGCTAACAGCTCAGGTGTATTTGTTGATTTATCTGAATTACCAGATATGACGCAAAGTGTTACAAATTCAGAAGATGAACTTATCATATTAGATAACGGTGCAGATAAAAGAAAATTAATTTCAGAAATACCTTTATCAGCATTTAATAACGATGCTGGTTTTGACGTAGGTAATTCTAGTATTACTGATATAGTTGCTGGTTCAGGTTTAACTGGAGGCGGTTCTACTGGTACAGTTACTATTACTGCAGGTGCAGGTAATGGTATTACTGTTAATAATACTACTGTAGCTGTTAACGGAGGCAGTGGTATAACATCTAACTCAACTGGAGTTCATGTTGAGCCTGGTAATAATCAAGTTGTATCTAACTCAACTGGTGTCTTTATCAATGAAGGTAACATTGACATTCATAACTTATCAGGTTATGTTGCTAACGAAAATATAGATCATAGCGGTGTTACGCTTACAGCTGGTAATGGTTTAACTGGTGGTGGTACAATTGCTGCATCAAGATCATTTGCAGTAGATGCAGGCGATGGTGTTGTCGTAAATGCTACTGGTGTTCATGTTGCTGCAGGTAATGGTTTAAATGTTAACTCAACAGCTCTATCAATTAACTCATCTACTATAAGAGGCTTATTCAGCGGTGGTGGAGATATAAGTTATGATAATAGTACTGGGCAATTTAGTTTTACAAACGACGCGGGAGACATTGAGTCCGTAGTTGCTGGCAATGGTTTAACCGGTGGTGGTACAACTGGTGATGTTACTTTAAACTTGGGCGTTGGTGCTGGTTTATCTGTTAATACAACAGCAGTTTCAGTAGTACCTAATACTGGTATAACAGCTAACTCAACAGGAATATTTACAGACGATTCGGCTATTGTTCATGATAACTTATCAGGTTTTGTAGCTAACGAACATATTAATCACTCAAGCGTCTCATTAACAGCTGGAAATGGTTTAACAGGAGGCGGTGATATTACTGCTTCAAGATCATTTGCTGTTACAGCAGGACTAGGTATTGCTTCAAACTCTACAGGAGTCCATGTTGTAGCTGGTACAGGTATTACATCTAATGCTTCCGGAGTATATGCAGATGCATCAGGAATAGATCACGATAGTTTATCAAACTTTGTTGCTAATGAGCATATAAATCATAGTTCAGTTACATTAACTGCAGGAAATGGTTTAACTGGTGGTGGTAATATTACTACAAGCAGATCATTTGCAGTAGGAGCTGGTAACGGTATTGGAGTAAATTCAACTGCTGTAGCAGTATCAGCAGGCTCAGGTGTAGCATCTAACTCAACTGGTGTACATGTTGTTGCAGGCAATAACCAAGTAGTATCTAATTCTTCTGGAGTATTTGTAAACGAAAGTAATTTAGATATTCATAATCTTTCAGGCTACGTTGCTAATGAAAATATAGATCACTCAAGTGTTTCAATCTCTGCAGGTAATGGATTATCTGGAGGTGGTACAATTGCTGCTAATAGAACTCTAGCAGTTGCTGCAGGTAACAATCAAGTTGTATCAAATTCATCTGGTGTATTTATTGCCGAAGGAAATATAGATATTCATAATCTTTCTGGATATGTTGCTAATGAAAACATAGATCATTCAGGAGTAACTATTACAGCTGGTAACGGTCTTTCAGGAGGCGGTACTATAGCTTCTTCTAGAACTTTAGCTGTAGCTGCAGGTAATAATCAAGTTGTATCTAATTCGTCTGGTGTATTTATAGCAGAAAGTAATATTGATATTCATAACTTATCAGGTTATGTTGCTAATGAAAATATAGACCATAGTACAGTTTCAGTAACAGCTGGAACAGGTTTAACAGGTGGTGGTACAATCGCTTCTACAAGAACTATTAACGTAGGAGCAGGTAATGGTATTGTTGCTAACTCAACTGCTGTATCAGTAGGAGCTGGAAATGGTTTATCAGTAAACAGTTCAGCGGTAGCAGTTAAAGCTAATAACGGTATTACATCTAATTCAACAGGTACATTTGTTAAAGCAGGTACTGGTGTAACCGTAAATGCAACTGGTGTTCATATTGGTCAAGCAGTAGGAACTACTGATGATGTGACGTTTAATGATGTAACAGTATCAGGTAACCTAGCTATTTCAGGTACTCAGACAACAGTATCTACAGCAACATTAGCAGTTACTGATGCAATTATAACTATAGCAAAAGATCAAACAGGTATTCCTTCTGTTGATGCAGGATTAGAAGTAGAAAGAGGTGATTCAGCTAATGCTTTATTCTTCTGGGATGAATCAGCTGATAGATGGACACATAAACTAGCTGGTGGAACTGAATATGCTTTCCATACTAAAGCAAATGATATTGCATTAGGAACAGACACATCTGGTAACTATGTAGATAATGTTACTGGAGGTAATGGTATAGCTGTTACAGGTTCAGCTGGAGAAGGATGGGAACCAGCAGTAGCAGTCGTAGCTAACACAGGTATTACAGCAAACAGTTCAGGTGTATTTACTAACGATTCACAAATTAATCATGATTCATTATCAGGGTTTGTAGCTAATGAGCATATTAATCATACATCAGTAACTCTTACAGCAGGCAATGGTTTAACAGGTGGTGGTAATATTGCTGCTTCTAGATCATTTGCAGTAGTAGGTGGCACAGGTGTAACATCTAACTCAACTGGAGTTCATATCGGTCAGGATGTAGCTACAGGAGCAAGTGTTTCATTCAACGATATAACAATAGCAGCTAACGCAGTTATAGAAGATCTATATGATAGTTCAAATAGATTACTTAAAGTCTATGATAGTGGTGGTTCAGTAGTCTGGGGATAATAAATGGCATTACCAACAAGTAGAACAGAATTCAAAGATTATTGTTTACGCAAGTTAGGTTTTCCTGTGATCGAAATTAATGTAGAAGATATGCAGGTAGAAGATCGTATAGATGAATCTTTTTCTTATTATTGGGACTATCATTTTGACGGGGTTGAAAGAGACTTCTATAAAAAATCAATTACTCAAGACGATATAGATAATCAATATTTAACAATTCCAGATAATATTATTGGAGCTGTTAGAATATTTGATATAGGTAATAATTTATCTACTAATAATTTATTTAATATTAGATATCAAATTGCATTAAATGATTTATATGACCTTACTTCATTTAATCAATCACTTGTTACATATTATACTAATATGCAACATATACAATTTATAGAAGAGCTTTTAGTAGGAAGACAACCTATTAGATTTAACAGACATACAAATAGAATATATGTAGATATGGATTGGGATAAACTTCAAGCCGGTGAGTATGTAATAGCTGAAGTATATAAAATAGTTGACCCTGAAACTTATAACGATGTTTATAAAGATAGATGGCTTTTAAATTATGCAACTGCAAAAATAAAATATCAATGGGGCACAAATTTATCTAAATTTGGCGGATTACAATTACCCGGAGGCGTTACGTTTAATGGTAGCCAGATAATGAATGAGGCAGAAGCAGAGATAAATAAGCTTGAAGCCGAAATGATTTCTTCATACAGCTTACCAGTTAGCGACATGATAGGGTAATGAACTATGGCAATACAAGGAAGATCAACTTACTTTCAAAACTACGAAGCTAGTGGTGAATCAAGTCTTATTGAAGATCTAATTATAGAAGCTATTTCTATATATGGTCAAGAGTCATTTTACCTTCCAAGAAATCAAGTAGAGCAAGATCAATTATATTCAGAAGCTGTTTTATCTAAATTTGAAACTGCTTATCCGTTAGAATTATATATTAAGTCAGTAGAAGGGTATGAAGGTCAAGGTGCCTTTATGGAAAGATTTGGTCTTACTATACAAGATCAAATGAATGTAACTGTTGCACGAAGAAGATTTGTAGAAGAGATAGAAGAATTTCAACCTAATATTACTAGACCAAGAGAAGGTGATTTAATATTTTTACCATGGATTAAAGGTTCCCTACCTACTGCAATTGGTAAATTATTTGAAGTTAAATTTGTTAAACATGATGCTCTATTTTATCAATTAGGTGATCTTCAAACTTACGATCTTTCTTTAGAAACATTTGAATATTCTGATGAAAGATTTAGTACTGGTATACCAGAAATAGATAGCATAGAAGTAGATAGATCTCAATCATACTTATTAGATGCAAGAGGTCTAACTTTAGAAACAGGTTTAGCTTTAACTACTGAATCAGGTCAAGAAATAATAAACGATAACTACGATAAAAGAACTCAAGATAAAGATGATGATTCAACATTCTTCCAAGATGAGGGATTAGAATTTATTGACTTTAGTGAGTTTAATCCATTTAGTGAGAATAACTTTTAATGTTTGGTAAGAAGTATTACAACGGTGTTATTAGAAAGTATGTAGTTTACTTTGGTACATTATTTAATAACATTGAAATAGATAGAGAGAATAATGCTGGTGATACTATCCAGACTATGCGTGTGCCTATTTCATATGGACCAAGACAAAAGTTTATTGAAAGACTAAATGTTGATCCTAATCTAGATAGACAAATTCAAATACAATTACCAAGAATGTCTTTTGAAATGATTTCTTTTCAATATGATCCTGAGCGTAGAATGAATCCTATGAGAGATTTAGTTCAGGCTAAGAGAGACGAATCATTTAATTTATCAAGTGTAGGAACACCAACACCATTTAATATAGGTTTTGAATTAGCTGTTATGGTTAAGAATGCAGAAGATGGAGTAAGAATTTTAGAACAAATTTTACCATATTTTACTCCTGAGTTTACAGCTACTTTAAAACTAATAGACGGTTTAGATTTTGGTTTTGATATACCAGTTGTATTTCAAAGCTTAAATACATCAGATAGTTATGAAGGTAATTTTGAATCAAGAAGAGCTCTTATTCATACTTTAAGATTTGATATAAAAGGATATGTATTTGGTCCTGTAGAAGATAAGAAAGGTCTTATTAAAAAAGCAAATACTCAATTTTATGTTGATCCAGGCGCGCCAGGAGCATTTACTATTAATAGTATTGCAACTCCAGCAAGCAGAATAACAATAACACCTGGATTAGACGCTAATGGTAATCCAACATCTAATAGCACCGTTGCTATAAATACTGATAGCGTCAGTGCAAATGATAACTATGGATTCGTGACAGATAAATATTTTAATGGATAATAAAGACACTATTGGTGAGTTTTTAGAACTTGAACCTCTTAAGAAAGATATAACTAAAGCAAAAGCAATTGTAAGCGATAGCAAGCTTGACAATGACTTTGAGTATGCAAGAGGTAATCTTTATCAAGTTATTGAAAACGGTTCTAATGCTCTCACAGAACTTTTAGAAGTTGCGCAGCAATCCCAACACCCAAGAGCGTTTGAAGTAGTTGCTACTTTAGTTAGAACTTTATCTGATGCAAACATAGCATTAATGGATCTATCTAAAAAGAAACAGAATATAGAAACAACAGCTAATGGAGGCAAAAGTCCATCAACTGTTAACAATACATTATTTGTAGGCAGTACAGGTGACTTACAAAAGCTTATTAAGAAACAAATAAATGAATCAAGCTAGAGAAAATTACTTAGGTAATCCTAACCTAAAGCGAGCTAATGTTCCACAAGAGTTTACTCCGGAGCAGGTAGAAGAGTTTGTAAAATGTTCTCAAGATGCAATTTACTTTATTCAAAACTATATACAAATTGTAAATATTGATGAAGGATTAGTACCTTTTAATCTATATGACTTTCAAGAAGATATAGTTAAGTTAGTTCAAGATGAGAGATTTGTAATATGTAAGATGCCTAGACAGTCAGGTAAAACAACTACTATTGCTGCTACCTTATTATGGTATCTAATGTTTAATGAATCATTTAGTATAGCTATCCTAGCTCACAAATCTCAACAATCAAGAGAAATTTTATCTAGAATATCTCTAGCTTATGAACATTTACCAAGATGGCTGCAATTAGGTGTTGTAGAATGGAACAAAGGTAATGTTGAATTAGAAAACGGCTCTAAGATATTAGCAGCTTCAACATCAGCATCAGCTATTAGGGGTGGATCATTTAACCTTATTTACTTAGATGAGTTTGCTTTTGTACCTATGCACATACAAGAAGAGTTCTTTGCTTCTGTATATCCTACGATTTCATCTGGTAAAACTTCTAAGGTACTTATTACTTCAACCCCTAACGGTTTAAATCTATTCTATAAAATATGGAATGATAGTGAAGAAGGTATAAACGAATATCAAAGAATTGATGTTCATTGGTCTGATGTACCTGGAAGAGATAAAGAATGGAAAGAGCAGACAATAAGAAACACATCTGCTGATCAATTTAGAGTTGAGTTTGAATGTGAATTTATTGGGTCATCAAACACTCTTATATCACCATCTGTTTTAAAACGATTAGTATATAAAAGACCAATAACAGAAAACGAACATTATAGAATTTATGAAGAGCAACAAAAAGATCATATGTATGTTGCTATTTGTGATACTGCAAGAGGAGTAAACAACGATTACTCAGCAGTAGTCGTTATAGATGTAACGGAAATACCATCAAAGGTAGTTGCTGTATATCAAAATAACGAAATATCTCCTATGAATTTTCCTCAAGTAATAGCAGGATTAGCAAGAAAATATAACAATGCTTATATGCTTATTGAGTCGAATGATATAGGAATGTCAGTAGCTGAGTCAATACATAATGATCTAGAGATAGAAAACGTGTTAATGTCAGCTGCAAGAGGTAGAGCAGGACAAGTTTTATCATCAGGATTTGGATCAGGAGGACAGTATTTTGGCGTTAGAACTACTAAGCAAGTCAAAAGAACAGGATGCCTAAATCTAAAGACATTAATAGAGAATGACAGTCTATTTATAACTGATTATAAAATTTTAGAAGAGCTTACTCATTTTGCTCAAAAAGGTGAGTCATATGAGGCCGAAGGTGGCTGTCATGATGATTTAGTTATGTGTTTAGTATTATATGGTTGGTTGAGCATTCAAGATTATTTTAAAGAGTTAACACAAACAGACGTTAGAAAACATACTCAGGATCAACACGCCAAGATGATAGAAGATGATATGCTTCCATTTGGGTTCGTAGAAGATGGTATTGAACCTGTAGTAGATGGTTATCTCCAAGAGGGGAGCTGGTAGTTTTCTAACCCTAGGTTTTAATAAATATATTCAAACTATTTGAATTTTTAATATAGGAGCATAAGATGGCATTTCAAGTCAGTCCCGGTGTAAATGTTAGCGAAGTCGACTTAACTACAGTAGTGCCTGCAGTTTCCACAACGGAAGGTGCAATAGCTGGTGTATTTGAGTGGGGTCCTGTTGAGCAAAGAGTTCTCGTTGATAGCGAAACTTCTTTAGTATCACGTTTTGGTGAACCAAAAGCATCCAACTTCGAAACATTCTTTACCGCATCAAACTTTTTAAACTATGGCAACAAGTTATACGTTGTCAGAACAGTTTCAAGTGCTGCGCTTAACTCTACTGGTATCGTATCAGGAAGTGGTGGTAACACTTCTGGTGTATTAATTAAGAACAAAGTTGAATTTGATGCAGGAAGCTATACAGCTAATGCTGCTCACATAGTAATAGCTAAGTATCCAGGCGCAAAAGGCGACGGGCTAAAGGTTGAAATATGTGATTCTGCTTCTGCATTTGAAAGTAATGTAACTATTGCCACAGCTGGTAATACTGATCATATAACTTCAGGTTCATTAGACTTTGTTACTGGCAGCTTAACTGCTAACTTAACAATTATTACATCTGGAACAAGTATTACTAACACACAAGCTACAGCTTACTTAGATGAAGTAGTAGCCGAT